GTGGTTGTTGCCCGGAGTGATTAATGAGTTGTCGGGAGATGATATTTATTGTTTCCGTAATTGTGATTGTAATCTTGAAGATGCCTTAGTAAATAGGTATCATAAACCAGGTGTTAGAGCTCGTGAACGTTATCATAAGCATATTGAAAGTCCGGAGTCAATCTTGTTGTGGAATTCGTGTAATTCAGTTGCTGACCTTTTAGGTAAGCAGATTATAGGCCGAAGACCATGGACAGATGATATGGTTAGTTTGTCCTTTACAGGCGCTAAACGTGCTCTTTATGAGAGAGCATACCGTGATATGCCAGCCCATTATTCAAATTGGTGGGCTACAGTGACTCCTTTTGTTAAAATAGAGAAGTATACTTTTTATGATAAGATGGATAGGATTCCTAGACCTATTCAGCCCCGTACTATGATTTATCGAGCATACCTGTCGAAGTTTATGAAACCGATTGAAAAATTGATGAAGAAATTGATTTTACCTGGATGTAGATATCCGTTTATGGCAAAAGGTGCTAATATGCCTGATTTAGCTAAACGATATCGTGAAATGTGGGAGTGTTTTAAATCTCCAGTGGCATTATCCTTGGATTTATCCAAGTTTGATGGTACTATACATCCAGCGTTGAAGATTATGCAGAATCGTTTCTTTAGGCATTTTAGTAGAGACAAGATTTTCAACAAGTGTTTAGATGCTAATGAAGCTGATGAATATACTGTCAAGTTGAATGGTGTATATCGTACTTTTAAGATGGGTCTTTGTTCAGGAGATCCTCAAACTGGGTGCGGTAATACTTATACTATGGCGGTTGTGTGCCGAGCTATTTTTGATTGGGATATTGAAGTTTTTGCCAATGGTGATGATACGATTGTTTTGATGGAAAGTGATAAACTTGAACAAGCAAGACATTCATTGGAGAAATTTGAGTATTTTGGGTTAGATGTTAAGGAAGAATCTGTTGCGTTTGACATATATGATACTGAATGGTGTCAATGTAAATTTACTAGAACACAAAATGGTGATAATTGGATACGTGACTTCAGGAAGGTTTTAAGGACTATCCTAAGTAATGTTGAATACCAACCTACTAGAATTGTGAGTCTTATGAGTCAAATTGCTGAAGCAGAGTTACATCAAAATCCAGGTATCCCTATAGTGGCACCTGTTTGCGCATGGATTATGGACAATTTCCCAAAGTATAAGAGACAGGTTCATCCTGGTCGTCATGGGAGAGTTGTTGGCGCATTTGAATTTAATCAGCATACTATAACACGTGGAAACAAAGTTGGTGATGCCCCATTGATTAGGGAACCAATTGACTCGGATAGGTACTTGTTTACGAAGGCCACTCAAATTGGTCCTAGTGAACAGGTTGCTATCGAAAACCGAATTATTGATAGGTTGTCGAACTTTCGTAAGCTCTTGAAAGTAGACAATATTAGGATTGGCCAATGGGATAACATCTCCTATCAGATGCATCCTACAAGTTGGTGATCCGTATTAAGACCGGAAAGTCTATAAACTAGCTATGTTGATTGTGATATCTGTTGTTTGATTACACTGGTTGGAAGTCCAGACCTCTTATGACAGGAGAGGTGAAATAATAGGTAAATGTACCCTTGAATTTCTTGATAGTTGAGTCGGTTATACTGTACACGCATCGCAGGTGTTAATGGTTCTGAAGAGAGTAGTGTGAAATCCAGCGGGTTTCCTACCTAGTGAAAGTTCTATTGGCCTACATCTGAAACTTTGCATTCTATCATGTTAGGGTCACTATTTTTCAGAACAAGAGGTATTATAGTCAATGAAGTGGGGTCCTGTAATCTTAAGTGTCCAAAACGGTTGCTTTTCGTTTGTAAAATGAGCCTTGCCAGGTTGTATGTCTATTATTAAATTGGTGTGAGCCTATTGCCTCGTCTAATTGATCTTAGATTTGATCTGTTCTAGGTCGAACGTTTAAGTGTAAAACGTACTACCGTGCTAAACAAAATGCCGACAGACTACACGGCACAGCTATTATCTCTTAGTCCCAGATAGTGGCGTTACAGGATGCATAGTCGCGGGTTATTAAATGTCCCGGTATCCCATACAAACATTTATTGAATTAGAATTTAGAGATATTAGAATTATGACTAAGACATTGTCACAGAAAGCAAGAGCTAGATCACAAGGTAAGCCTAAACGTGGTCCTCTTAGAGTTACTTACAACATGAAGAATGGAGGTTCATCTTCTAGGATGATTATACCGAGACCACCTCGAATTCCACGTGGTCGTGCAATGCCTGTTAGGGGTATCAATCGTATTGATATGCCACCTGTAGGTATTATGAGTGCTGCACCAGTAGCACTTAGTAGAAATGTTAAATCAGGACGTCCTATGCGTATATACCAAACGAATGGTGATTGTATTATAAGTCATCGTGAGTATATTCAGGACATTACTGCTTCTACCGGTAATCCATCTATTTTTTCAGTCACTGGTTTTGCTATAAATCCAGGACAATCTGCAGTTTTTCCTTGGTTGTCAGGCGTAGCATCACGGTTTGAGTCGTATTGTTTTGAGCAATTACGATTTGAATATGAGACAGAAGCACCATCTACTTTAGGTGGTTCTGTTATTCTTACCGTTGATTATGATGCTGCTGACCTAGCTCCTGCCACTAAGCAGGTTGCTATGTCTTATGCAGATGCGGTTCGTTCCGCGCCTTGGGAACCTTCGGAACATACTAGTAAGATTGAAAGTTTAACTAAACAGAAGACGTATTTTGTAAGACCAGCTGGTTTGCCAGCTGGCAATGATATTAAGACGTATGATACAGGCAATCTTTTTGTGGTGACACAAGGTGTCACCACTGCTTCTGCTACTTGTGGTGAACTATATGTCACTTATCGTGTCAAATTGATGACACCTTTGTTTGACCAAACTGCTTTAGGATCTGGTACTATTTTTGGCAAATCAGGTCTTTCATCAGCAGCGTTATTCGGTACCACTCAGACTATTACTGGGGGTATTGTTATTACAGTTAATGCCGCGGGTAGTATTTTTACTTGTACTGGATTTATTATCGGACAAGAATATGCTATTTATCAGTATGTTACTGGTACGGTGATTGCAGTTGGTGCTGGACTGACTTTTACAGGTGCAACCGATATTTCTAATATCGCTTCCACTCTGAGTGCAGCAGCAACTTCGGCTATATTCATCGCCACGTTTATTGCGACAGCTACTACTGTTGTTGTGACTTCTGGTCTTACAGCTACTACAGTTGCTAGTGATTATATAGTCATTGCTTTAATCGGGCCTAATCCCGGTTTCTAGTATTTGAATTAGATTTTGACCTTAATAAGTCTATAAACTATTAGCTGGCCCTAGTTATGTTTTCTCACGTAGATCAACGATTAGTTCGTTTGCATGCTGTTGCACCTAGCTTAACTGACAATTTTGATGGATTCACCACTGTAGAATATAGATTTAATTCTAAATGTGTGAAGTATTATTATTATCCAAATTCTACCATTTTTACATGGAGAGGTTGGGACCCTTTTTCTAAAAAGAGGGTTTTGCATCGTAAGCAGGTTCATGAGTTGTTGATATCACAGCAAACTCGATTAAGCAAGAAGCGATACGGTTATTTTCGAAATCAGATTTTCTAGATTGCAGTGGACACACTGTTTATGGTTTATGGAGTTGTTATTGGAGAATAGCACACGTATTCCTCTTTTTAGTATTTTGGTTTTTGAATTTATGAAATACATAGACAATAGGCAGACAAAGACCTCACGAGTCTATAAATCGTTACCAGTTGGTAGGTGTTTAACAGCATTATCTGGCACCAGTAATCCGGTTGATCACCGGTTAAAACAAAGGACAGGACATCACGAACCAGAAATACTGGCGACGTGTCTAGACCACCTTTTGACTCAGTGGTGAGTATAAATACATTATAAAATATATGTTTTATTATGTTTTTGATTTTAAATCCTGTATTTGAGGCAGGTCAGGGGGATTTACCTGAAAATGTTGGTTTTGTGATTCACATCTCACTACCTTCTACCAGAAGATCTTTTGTCGTTTTATAAACAATAATGGCC